AAAACAGAAGGCTCTATGCTTAGTCTAAATTGTGTAGGTATTGAATACCATACACAAGTAATTCACTATGCTAAAAGAAATTGGTTTCAAACAGCATATCATGTAGCAGAAAATATTGGTGATACATACGAATCTAACAACGGAAGTAGGCAACCTACAATAGCACGACATAATTCAGCATATTCTACAACAACAAAATATGGTAATGGCTTACCAAATTGGACTAGCAATCATTATGAATTTGGTGCTTCTGAAAATAATTGTTATGACAGATTGATGGATCTTACCACAATACTAGGTGGCAACGTAACTAACGGTGGTGTTGGTGATTTCTTTGAATTAGGATTTGATACCCCATCAGTTAATGCAATAGACCTAGCATTATTTACATCAGGTGCTAGACAATGGAATGGAAATGATCCTGCCACAACCAATGATAGTGACGGTGTAGTTATAGAAAACACAACAGAAATCAACGTATCTGAACAAGAAGGTGGTATTGCTAATCCAACAGGAACTAAGGTAGCTTCATGGGGTTCACCTACACATGGCTCATTACCTGTTGGCACATCAAAGTATGCAGGACATGAGTTAGAATTTTCATTTAGACCTGAATGGCAATCAGGTGTAACATACAAAACAGGTGCTAAAGTAATTTACAATACTAAACATTACAAAGCACTAAGAGAAACAGTAGGTGATACACCATCTTCAAGCACATCAGATTGGGAATTAATAGATATGTCAAGTGAGTTTGGTGATAACATACAGTATTCTGAATGGACAGATGATAAGGCAAAGTTATGGGCTAATTCAGGTGTAGATCCAGATAGTGTTAGTAGCATACCAAATTGGGGTTCAAGTACGAGTTATTCAATAGGTGACTTAGTAAAAAACGGTAGTGATTATTATGTGGCAACACAAAAGCACACATCTACTTCATCATTATCAACTGATGTTTCTAATAATAAAATGGAACAGGTAGATGAAGCATTAAAAGGAAACGGTGCAGGATTCTATGATCAAAACTTAGTTGTAAGAGATGATGGTATAATGTTTAGGACATGGGTAATTCAATCAGTAGGTGATGAAGATTATGACGGTTCTAGCGATATAACTGTAACGACAGAATACAGGCATAGTGATTCACAATTACCCCCTCATGGAAGATTTCTAAATATTGGTAACATATTTTTGACAGGTAATGACGCAAGAGGAAAAGCTTTTGCAAATGCTGTTGTTCAATGGGTTGATCCTAAAGGTGGTGGTGTTAATGGACAATATGAAGTAGTATATGAACAGCCAACAGCAACACTAAACAAAATGCAAGTGGTAGATATTCAACATAGAAAAATATGGGAATGGGATAATACTGTAAGTAAATGGCAAAATAAAACAACAGATGGTAATTATCGTAATGATGATTGCTGTCACGAATGGAAATCAATCTATAATATACAAGGTTCAGATCCTAGACCTACAACAGTAAACACAACACCATTTAATGAAAATTCAAATACTTTTGCCAAAAACATTAGAAGTGCTGTTGAAGTATGCTATGAGTTTGGAAACCCTGCACAAGATTTCATATCATCAAGTGCTGATGCTAAAAAAGGAGCATGGTTAAATTTTGCATTTCCATTTCCAATGTCAACTTACAATAGCATAGGTGAAGGTGTTGGTGACATTTATGGTGGTGGCACAAATGAACAGTCAACAGCTTTAACATATCCTAGTACGCTAGATACTCAAAATATGAGTTATACATCAGATGGAAAAATAGGATTCAACCATTCTACATCAGAAGAATTAGGACAATTATCCTCATTATCTTTTAACATGAGAGTTTTGATAAATGATGCATTAGGTAATAATCTAGGTGGCATATCACAGGTAAGATGTTTCATGGTTGATGTTTATGACAATGTTCAAGTACAAGACTTTGAAATTAGATTTACAGATAATCTAGGTGCAGGTAAGGGATTTCAAACTGTCAATCTACCATTGTCAGGATTTTCTAATTTTAGAGGTAGGGTTCCTAAAAATTGGCAGTTAAGATGGGGTTCTACAATAACAGGAATAGAGATACCAATACAAGAGTTAGATGTTCAAGACGTATTTAATGAGCATAAAATAAAGTATATTGGATTTCAAGTTAATGATTTCTATGATGATGAAGGTAGATTTGATCCACAAAGAAACTTACAGGATATGACAAACGTTGGCTCATTCATAAATCTAGGTGGCACTATTAGAATGGCAATAGACGCATTTCATTTTAAGAAGGTATTATTGGCAATTTCTAATACACAAAGTGTTCAAAACATTGAGCCACAATTCCTTCAAAGACCTATGATAATGTCATATACACAACTCAAAAATGAGGTCAATTCCCAATTAGAGATAGAGCAATTTAGACACAAGGAATATAATTTTAAAACATCAGGCAACAGCATATTTGATGTTAGATTTGGTGATACAATATTTTTAAAAAATACCGAGTTAGTAAATGAATCTGATTATGATGAAACAGCATTAGGTGCAGGAAACGGAACAGCAGGAACAGTTAGGCTAGTTGCAAAAAGAATTGAATATCACTTAACCAAGCCATCAGCAGGAGCAGGTGGAATTACTAGATCAATCAAAGGTGTCAAGAGGTTTACAGTATAATGGCAGGAAATCCAAGACATATCATAAGAGATCCAAAAATTGATAATAATTACTTATCATATATCAATAATCTATCAACAGGTAATAACACAACAAATGTTACATCATCACATGAATCAATAAAACAATATGTAAAAACAAAGAACGGAATATTTAACGGTGCGTTTGGATCTGTTGGTCATGCCTTAACAATATCAAGTGGTGAATTAGATTTAACAGCCAATTCAACAGGTGCAGTTGTAGTAAGAAGAATGATACAAGTAAATCCAGAATCATCAACATCTGATACAATAGATAAAATAGAGACAGATGGATTAGAATTACCTTATCAAGAATTAACATTAATTGCAACTACAAACAATACTATCACATTAGCCCATGCTTCAAGTGTATCAGGAACACAAAAAAACATTTACTGTCCAGGTGATACAGATTATGTTTTAGCACCTAATGAAGCTGTCAAATTAATCTATGATCCTGTCAATACTATTTGGATTGTAACAGGAAGTGTTGGAAGTAGTGCTTCTACTACATTATCTGCTTTAACTGATACAGATATAACATCTGTGTCTAGTGGTCAAGTTTTAATTTATGATGGCTCAAATTCATGGGATAACAAATCATTAAGTGGTGATGTAACAATAAATTCATCAGGTGTAACAGCCATAGAGGCTAATACAATAGGCTTAACTGAACTTTCAGCTAGTGGCACAGCTAGTAGTAGTACATATCTTAGAGGTGACAATACATGGGCTACTGTAAGTAGTGGCTCAACATCATTTAGTGGATTTACTGCTGACGCAACTTTGGATATGGGTGATTATAATATTGAAGATGTTAATGTGTTAAAGATAAATTCAGGTAGTGCAAATTCAGCAGATTCATTTACAATGTTTGGCACTTCATCAGCAGGAACAATTAATTTAATTGACGATACTGACAGTTTTATTATTGCAGTAGATGGCACATCAAGATTATCAATAAGTGATACGTTAGTAACATCATCTGTTCCAATATCAGCAACAGGAATACAAGATGTTGGTCATGTTTATCTTGACGGTGCAGGAAGTAATGATCTGTTAATTGATGGTAGTGCAAGTGGATTATCATATAATGTTCCAACAGGTGATGAACATACATTTAAAATAAATAATTCAGAAAGAATGGTTGTAACAGCAACCGACACAGAAATACAAGGGTGGATTGATATAAGAAATCCAACAGTAGGAGCTCCTACAAATTCTGCTTATGCAAATATTAGTGGGTGGATAAAAATTCAAGTAGATGGTAATAATTATCGTATGCCTGTATGGGCTGAATAACCATAATCTTTAAATCAATCTATTCTAAATAAAATCATGCCAACAATAATAGATACTATTGATTATATAATAGCATTAAGACAAAAAATACAGCAACTAGAACAAGAACTGCAACAAATAAAAACTATAAATAAAGTTAAAAAATAGACTTAGTTTATGAGTGAAACTGTCTTTATGATATTATGTATAAAATGCAAGTCAGAATTTAATCAAGGTGATACTGCTAGAAGATTTTGTAATGCTTGTAGATATAACAAAGACGCACAACAAAGACTACGTTCTCATCTAAAAAGAGAATTAAAACGAAAACAAGAAAGAAAATTAAAACCTGAATATTATTGTAAAATTTGTCCTGTATGTGAAAGAGAGTTTAAGACCAAATTAAATGCCAAAAAATATTGCACCAAGAAATGTAATGAACAAACATCTAGATTACCAATACAGTTAGAAAGAGCAGAAGCTAGGTTGATAAGAAAAGATAAAGAAATAATTAATGTGAATAAAATGTATCAAGAAAGAATTAACAAATTATGTGATAATTTAGATTATTATAATAAAAATGCAAATGATGTGATAGAGAAAGAAGAAAAAAATATACAAAGAATTAAAAAGATTTTGACCTCAACAGATAAATAAACGTAAGGTAATTTATGTTATATGCCAAACCCAGAAAAAAAAGCAGGTAATTCAGGTGCTTGTTGGAAATGCAATCAACCAATAACGTGTGTCAAAACAGGAAGTTATAATGGTGTAGATCAACTTTCATGGCAAAATCCTGATGGCTCTGGACACTATAAAAAAATTGGTGCAGGTAATAAAGATTTTGCTTGTTCATCTGGAACAGGTCTAGATGGATTTGATACACCAACAAAATCTAAAGAGCCTTACGAATACAAACATTTATCAGAAGAAGATAAATCATTGTATAAAGCAATCATTGGCAAAGTATGTGAGTATGACATACTTGGTGATGAAGAAATTGCAAAATATCCTGTTGATCAAGCAGGAGTGTCAAGAGGAAGAATCAAAAACATATCAAGTGAGGTGTTAAGAGATATTCACAAACATAATAGAGAGGAATCTTGACCACCCTATTTTTTTCTAATGCAGATTATTACAAGAACAAAGAATTTCAACAATGTATGAGAAATTACCTTTATTTTACAAAAGATAATGAACTTGAAAATAAGGAAATACAAGATATGGTCAAAGAAATAGTGATCGGTGATTTTTATAGATCAGCAAAAGAATGGTTATTTTCAGTTGACAAAAATAATACAAAGAATTTTGATTCATTAGATTGGAAGAAAGACCTTGAATGAAGATACTGCTACTGATATAATGCAAGACCTAGCTCTTAGATTCTTTGACAATCAATGCTTTGTAACCCATGATAAATTTAGACGTAGAGGATATGTTATTCACCACCTATGGTATATTGAGAATGATGTAAGAAGGGAAAACTATCCTAAAGGTGAAAAAGGAAGATACCAATATCTAAAGGCATTAAGACCTTTGGTAGAAGAAAACCCAGATAGATTTATCTTAATTAAAAATGGCATACATACTAGAATAGATCACCCTCGTAATGGTTTATCAAGAATGAAAAAAGAAAATTTTTTGAGGTTAGTGTTAGCAGTTAAAATGACCATTAAAGAAAAACGTAAAACGAAAATTAATAAGAGAGGCAAACTAGGTATTAGAGGGAAAAGAAAATGAGGAGGTTAAAAAAATAATATGCCATATAGATTGAAAGGTGGAGATTATGTATCATTTAAAACCCATAAATTTTGTTCAGAAGAAAACAAATGGTTTGCAAAGGAACTTTATCCAGGCACATACTGTCCTACTTGTGGTAGGACACTTAGAACAAAATCAAGAGGTAATAAAAAAATTTACAATGGTGGTAGATACTAAATTGCATCGTACTTGTAAATTTGTTTGCCAAACTCCTAAATTTAAACAAGAATATACTACTACCACAAAAAATAAAAACGCATACAGAAATGGATTTTTCAGATGTAGAAAATGTGAGTATTACATAAAAGATTTTACATATTGTCCATGTTGTGGAACTAAGTTAGCTATTGCTCCAAGAAATGCTAAAAGTAAAAGAGAATTAACTAAGGATATTGTGAGATATTAATGGAAGAATTATCACAAACTGATTTAAAAATAGTAGCTGGTTTGGATAAAAAGATAAATTACCATAAGAATATGATTAAATGGTATGAAGATGAAAAAAAATATTTTTATAAAAAAGGAGGGTATGACCGTTAAGCTTTAAAGCTTAATTAATGGTATGAGTGACATAATTTCCTTCAAATATACAGGTGATAAAGACCGATACAATAAATTCAAGGCTAACAAAACAAGTCAAGGTATTACTATGGCTGAAACCTTTAGTAAATTCATTGATCAAGAAGCTACATTAGATGAGCATAGAGATGATGATAACAATAAGACAGCCTCAAGACACACAGATGAATTAAAAGCCAAGTTGATGAATACTGACCTATCCAAAGTAATAGTCAAAGGATCACACCATATTATCATAACTGATATGGATTTCATACAGGCAACATCACATGATCTTGGCAAGAGGGTAAAAGGTGCTGTCCATAATGCTGTTGCCTCATATTGGATAAAAAAATGGGCTACAATAAAAGTAAATAATATGCCACAAGAAGAATTAGACCAAAGAATAGAAGATATAGCAGGGGGTGCAGAGCAAAGTAAGGCAACCATTATCAAACAAGAGATAACAAAATACCATCTAAGAGATTTGGACAAATTCTATAACACAGTTGATACTGTTAATGTTACATTCACCTGCCAAATTCCCATCAGTACATTATCTGATTTAAGAGAAAAGGATCTAGGTAAAGTAATACAGTTTGATTGTATCATCATTGGTCAAACACCAAAGAAGTTAGATATTGAAACAGGTAAATATATTCAAAATGTCTTAATTATGGAAACAGAATCAAAGGCTAAAAATAATAATCCAGTAGTAATTAAAACAGTATTACATGGTGATGATACTAACAATATTGCAACAGGTCAAACTAAACGATTTATTGGTATCTATTCCACTCAAGAGCCAAAGAACGGTGCAAAGGTAGAAGCAGAAAAAACACTACAAATTGACACCATGTCAGTACAGGATTTAGAGGAAAAAGCAGAGGTTGAATTAACACAACAGGAATTAACAACAGCCAAAGAATTTGCACAAACAGAACAGGAAGATTATATCAATAAATTAATTGCCTCATTTTGTCCAAAGATATACGGTAGAGAGTTAGAGAAAAAGGCACTATACCTAGCACTATTAGGTGGATCAGATTTTGATGGGTATAGAAAAGAATCACATTTAATGTTGGTAGGTGAAGCAGATACAGGCAAGTCAGAGCTTATCAAATTTGCTAATACAGTTGCTAGTAAATCATCTATGATAGATGGCTCTAACAGTACAGGTGTTGGAATCTTATTTGCACTAGATGAATATGATGGTATGAAAATTTTAAGACAGGGTGCTATGATTATGAATAATGGTGGACATCTCATGGTAGATGAATATGACAAAATGCCTAAGCAAGAACAGAAGAAATTAAACGTAGCTATGGAACAGCAACACGCTAAATATAACAAAGGTGGACACCAGGCTGACGCAGAATGTAAAACAACAATAATATCAGGCTCTAATCCTGTTGGTGAAAGATGGAATGAATCCAAAGATATTATTGATAATTTACCCTTTGACGCTTCCACAATATCAAGATTTGATTTAATGATTAGATTGAAACACGACACAGGTGAGAATGAGATTAGAGCAAAGATGGCACATATATCAAAGAATAAAAGAGGTGATGTGGAGCAGGTTGCAAATTATAAATGGGTGCAAGGACTATTAAATTATCTAAGGAAGTTAAAACCTGTATTCACAAAAGAAGCAGAAGAATTACTTATCAATAGATTTGTAGAATTTACCCAGATAGAACAACAAGATGGATCAATACAAATACAAACTAGACAGATGGAAGGAATACAAAGGTTGTGTGAAGCATGGGCTAAGATGTTATTCAAGACAGAAATTGACACAGAAATAGTAGAAGATGTGATTAAATTCTACCAGGAATGTCTATGTACTCTTGGCATGAACGTATCAAAGGGCATATCACAAATGGATCTAAGAGGTCATTCAACTAACAAAGAGGTATATTTTGAGGATTGTTTTAGAACTTTGGCAAAAGAAAACAAAGATGGACACGTTGACCTTAAAGATTTAGCTAGTGAGTTATTACAAAATCAAAAAATGTTTTATACTGACGACATGGTATTGAGATACATTGAGGCAAGGAAAGTTAAAGGGTGGTTATATGAGCCAAAGGTGGGAGTATTGAAACGACAATGATGAACAAATGTAAAAGATGTAATCAAGAAAAAGACTTTGTTAAAAATAAAGTATTCCATGATATTGATTTATGTAGTGATTGTATCTATGGGCTAGTGAGGAAAAATGAGGAATAGAGTTACCTGTTCTAAATGTAGATGTGAATTGGAAACAAGACGATCAAGAAGCATAAGAAAGTGTGAGGAGTGTGAATTAGAATGAAATGTAACTGCTTACCATGCCAAAATGGAACACATATTGATAGAGAATGTACTTACAGATGTAACTGCAAACATGAAGCACATGAATTATGAGTTATATGCCACCAATAAAATCAGATGTTCACTTAACACCTGACAGGATATGGAAATTAATTAAAGATAATTGGGGATATGAGAAAGAAGAATTTTTTGATCCATGCCCAATTAACCCTAAATTCAATGGTCTTAATATTGATTGGAAGGCTCTTAACTTTGTTAACCCCCCCTATTCAAGACAAAAAGGTGAAAAGAAATCACAATTAACATTATTTGTAGAGAAAGCATTAGAGGAAAAAGGAACAACCATCATGTTATTACCATCTAAAACTGATCAAGATTGGTTTCATCAGATTAAACATTTAGACATACTATGGATAAGCAGAAGATTAAGATTTAAAAATAATAAAAATAGTGCCACACAACCACACTTTTTAGTGAAAATATCAGGTAAATAGTATGGGTATATTCACCAATTTTATCAAGGGATTAAAGAAATCATTTGATGGCAAAGACCATCTAAGGGAAATATACCAATGTGCTATATGTGGCAAACCAAGTTTTAGTCATTGGTGTCAATGGTGTGAAATGGAATTTAAGTATAGGAGCAAAAGAAAATGAATTTAGACCATGAATTTTCTATTACTTCTGATAAAGAAGAAACAAAACAGAAAATAATTAAATATATTCGTGATAATGATATTTCATTACCAATGAAAGTAATATCAGAAGAAAAAATGTTATCATCATTTCAAGAATTAAAAATGGTTGATACAAGTAAATTATGGAAATCAGAAAAGTTTTATTTAAAATATAATTATAAATATTCAAATCCATTAGGTTATTTTAATTCAAGTAATATTGGTAATGTTTCATCAAATTATTTTTTTCAAGAATTAAGAATGAAATGTAATTCAATAACATCACCTAGCCCTTATAGAGTATGGAATAATGACAAATTTATGAATACATTGTTAAATGCACTTTTTTCATTGAAAATAAAAAATATTAATGTAAAAACTATATTTTCATTGATTGGTGTTAGAAAATATATTGCTACACAATTTAAACCTATAATCGCTAAAGCCATATTTGAAAAATTCAACTCAAAAAATGTTTTAGATTTTTCTTCTGGGTGGGGTGATCGTTTATCAGGATTTTGTGCCTCATCAACAACAAAATCATATATAGGTATAGATCCAAATAATGATCTTCACTCTCTTTATTTACAACAACAAAAATCATATAATACTGATAAACAAATTAAAACAATATGTTCACCATCAGAAGATTATGAATTTATTGATAAAGTTGATACTATTTTTACATCACCACCATACTTTGATTTAGAAAGATATACCTATGATGATAAACAATCATGGGTAAGATATAAAAAACTAAATGATTGGAATGAAAAATTTTTATTTAAAACATTAAAAAAAGCATGGAATGTATTAGAGCCAAATGGGGTATTATTATTGAATATTTCTGATGTTTATACACATCATGTAATTAATAAAATATGTGATCCTATGAATGATTTTATTAAAACATTACCAAATGCAAAATATGAAGGATATATTGGTATGAAAATGTCAAAACGACCAAATCAAAAAACTCATAAAAAAGGTGTATTTTGTGAGCCTATTTGGGTATGGAGCAAAAGAGAATAATGCCAAGAGGCAAACAAAGTGGAATAACCTATGGTCAAAAAAAGCAATATGGTCAATCAGATACAGCACAACTTATAGCAATAGCCTCATACCTAAGAAAAAAATACAAGGCAAAAGTAAAACGTGAGGCATATCTTATATTCAATATTGACAACAAACTAAAGGGCATTAAGGAATTTGTAACAAAGGCTGATCTTAATGATTGTAGTGTGAAGAATCCTGACTTATTATGGATTGACAAATACGGTATGTGGATAGTGGAAGTTGATGGTGCTGTCCATGATAGAAAGGTAGAGAAAACATTAGAAAGAAACAGGTTGTTCAGAAACAATAACATTAAACTCATAGTGGTCAACCTTGCTGATTGTAAAGAATTAGAGTTAGATATTTATGAATACATTGACAATGAAATATTGAGGTTAATAAAAAATGAGTAAGGGTTTATGTCATGTATGTTTTACATCAAATGTATTAGTTTCTTTAGTTGAGGGTTTGCCAATTTGTAATGATTGTATAGCAAATCCATCATCATAGAATTAGATAAAAAAGATACAATAGTGCATTGGGAAAATTTATCTGATATTCATATTGGTAATACTAATTTTCATGGGGAATTATTTGAAAGAAGGGTTAAGGATATTCTTGATGATCCATACAGATTCACATCTTTTGGTGGTGATCAGCTTGATTTAATACTGCCAGGTGATCCAAGATTCAAAGATGAGGCAGTAGGACTAAGGACACTAGCAGAGCAACAAGATGAATTTGACGAAAGATGTGCAGAATTATTTGAAGAACAAGATTACTATACAAAGAACTATGGTATGGAAAAAATATGGTATCTACAATGGGGAAATCACGAATACAAGTCAAGAGTAGTAACAGAAGGTGACATGAAAAGATATTGTAAAATGAGAAATATGACCTTCTTAGGAAGCAAAGGATTTGTCAGATTAGATATTAGATTTAAGGATAAATCACTTATGAAAAAGACATTGTTTGTAAATCATGGAGCAGGAGGAGGTGGCACATTAAAAGCATTGGAAAATTTAACCATAAATTGTGAAGCAGATATTTATCAGATGGGGCATTTACACGATCCAATGGGTATCAAACGTGATACTTTCTTTTATAATGATAAGAAAAATTCATGGGATTCAAAGGAACAAATCCTAGTAAATTCAGGCTGTTTCACATCAGCAGTTAGGAACAACGTTGATCAATGGTTTGAACAAAAAGGCAATAAATTACAAACTTCAAAGCCTGGCACATGGACAGTATCGTTTGACGCTTACAATAATAAGGTGAGCCAACATGGTTAAAATTTCTTAATTAAAGATTTTATAAAATATTATTATGCCAACAAGAATAGACCATGATATAGGGATTTATAGTGAGCATTATGCTATGGTCATAAAATGGTATAATTTAGCCTTCAAAGGCAAACACCCATCAAAAGAAGATGAAAAAACCTTTAATCTTTTCAGAGTAATTTATGAGGATATACTAAGAGAGGATAAAGAAGGATATGATGATGATGAAGTTGAATGAATTAATAGATTTATACGATATTTTTGTCCTAACCACAGAATTTAGTGAGGAGGAATTACAGCATTTATTCTATATGATACAAGTATTAATTAATGATTATCCCTAGAATAGATCCAAATCCTCCTGTTGAGCCTCCTGCTTGGTGGGATAATTCTGACTTTGATGATGATGAAGATTGACCTAAACTTATTAATATCGGGTTAGCGTGACACTTTTCATGGTAGTTAGAATGAACGATCCAAAAATTAATGACTATGATATATTCTGTGATACCTGTGGAAGTGAGGAAATATGTGATCACGAATTTAAAACAGGTGCAGATTTACAATCAGTTGATTATTGTGAAGAATGTTGTCCAAAATGTGAAGCAGAAAATGATGAAGGAGATATAGACGCAGAAAGAGAAATACAAAGAGAAAGAAATTTTGATCGTATTCAACAAAGTATTGAAACGGATAGTGGGAACACAACATAATGGAAGGTGACTATCTTTTATTATATGCAGAAAGAAGATTAAGAATCTCTACTAGAAGATTGGAGTTTGATAACTAATGTCAGATTTTGACGCAACCCCCTCTTATCGTATCAGAGCACATATTAGTGAAGCAAGTACACAAAAAGATAAAGGCAAATTAATTAGAGATGTAACTGTTGAAAACATAAACCAAGACACAAGGCAAATTATTAGAGATAAACAAGATATTGCTAATGTTAAAAATGCAGATGTAGCAACACAAGTATTTGATGTTTGGGATAGATTAACGGAAGAAGGTCATAAACGTAACAAAGTGTTTATTGATGAAGATCCTGAAAGTTAATCCTCTGTCAAACCACAACAAACACAAGTGTATCTGCTAACTTGTAATTCTTGCATTGTTTCCTTACAAATCTCACAGATTTTTGGCTCATGTACTGTAAATACTTGGCTCATTTCTATCATAATATATAAGTTTTTATAGTATATAAGAGTGTTGCAATAACTTTATTAGCTACCCTTTAAATACTAATTTGTGTCAGATGAACATTTTTTATTAGAACAATGGCATGACACCTTAGAACAATTCAGAGATGATTATGAAAAATGGGAAAGGCATACACTCAAAGATTATTTAGAAAGATGTGCAGAAATTATTAATAATCAAATTAAATATAAAATGTTAGATATTAAAGTTGAGGGAATTAGTGCTTATCTATATGCACAATTAAACAAAGAGGGTATAACGGTTAGTGACCGACATATACGCAGAAGCCTTCCTGATGATTACAAACAGAACTATAACAAAACGGACAACGTGTCCGAATTAGAAAAACAGAATTGGGAAATTATAGAAACAGAAGATCCAAGCATTAGATTAGAAAAGAATCAATTTAATGGTATTAAAATTAATGGTGTCGAACAAAGGGCAAAAGAAAATAAAAAAGAGGATATTGTGCAAAAACCATTAACACCCAAATTGAACAAAGATACAAGAGAATTAATTTATCTCAAATCATGTAGCAAACTAGCAAACAAATTCCATCTAACCTTTGAAACCCTAATAGACAGATACAACAAATCTGATGATGTTCAGGAAATCATTGATAATGAGATAGGTAATGTGGAATTAAAGCTAGGTGAATATGCAAAGATGTGGGCTAACATAGAAAACGCAAAAGGTATGGTAGATTTAAGGCGTGACTTTGGAGAGTATGAAAAGATCATGGGAACGTTTATGATTGAAACAGGTGAAACTATTGCCAGAATTGCACAGTTAATGGATTATTCAGAAAAATATGGTAGTATAGGATTACTAAGAGAGCCAAAAATTAGAGCTTTCTTTGAAAAAGAGGACACATATCCATTATACTTACGTTCATGTCCAAAGTGTTTTACTGATATTAGTCACGATATGAATTATAATATTGCCTTGTATCGTGCTTCAAAGGAATTAGGCATAGACATTCCTGTTATCAAATACAATTAATATTCATATATACTAGCAAAATAAGGAAATTTTAATGTCTAGTGGAAATTTGAGATACTATGGCTTAGGTGCTTTGACAGGATTGACATCACTAGGGTGGATTCTTGATAAAGTAACTCCAGAAGTCACAACAGCAGTTTTTGTAGCACTTGGTGCAATCATTACAGCAGATTATGCTAAACACAAAAACGACACAAACGCCTAAACATACTTTTTAGGTAACTTTTTATTTTTTTATTATGTCTCCAGATTGTATTATTTCACGAAATGAATTAAATGGAAAGGTAGAATTTGTATCAGAACAAACAGAATGGCAACATAAATGGGAAAAAGACATACTTACTTATGATGTAGAATACCATGAATCATTAAAATTAATACCTAAACGAAAATTAAAGAGGGCAATCAATCTGGCAATATCTACATGGAATTTTGAAATACCATTAAAATTCAAATCAGCATGGAAAACTCAAGCAGATATTGAGATAAGATTTAGAACAAAAGAGGAAGATAAGTATTTCAAAGAACGACCATCAGTATTGGCATACGCATACTATCCAGGTCAAGGTAGAGTATCAGGTCAAGTAGTGTTTAATGCTTCATACATTTGGGATCTAAAAGGTAGGGGTATCAAAGGAAAAGACGCTATCAAAAAAGGATTGGTAGAGAACGTATCATACCCAGAGAACATACTAAAAACATATAATTTGTATGCTGTACTTATCCATGAATTAGGACATACACTAGGGTTAAAACATGATGTAACAGGTGCAGGTGATGGTGAAGATGTAATGGATCCATACTATTCAGTAGAAAATTTAGACTTATCTGATCGTGACATATACAGAATCAGGATAAAATACGGTCAAAGGGTATGGGATAGATTTAGCTTTTACAACATAATCAAACGATTCCTATATCTAGCAGTTAGACGTTGAATATTATCTATATTATTACATCTCTAATCATAATAACAATTTATACAGTATATTATGCCACTAGATAGAGAAGAAAAACTCTACACAGAAGATCAGGTATGGAAGTTTGTAACAAAAGCAATTACTAGAACATTATATGACGCAATAGCAACACATGAGGCACATGGACAACATACAATAGAGGTAGATTGGCTAAGAGATTACACAGATAACATAGCAGTAACATTCCCACGAATTAGCCCAGATGAATGATAAAGTATTACATTTCATAGTGGGTTTCATATTAAGTATTTCAGGTGTAATATACACTCCATTGATAATATTAGGATTTATCTTTGCATTTGGTAAGGAATGGTATGATGGATATACAGGCAGGGGTGTAGTAGAGATAAATGACATTGTAGCAACATTACTAGGTGCAATATTAGCAGTAGGTATTGTGTTTTGCTTAAAAACATAAGATATTAATAGAAGATGTAATCTTAGATAGAGTATGAAAACAATTTCAGAGATAAGAAAAAAAGTTGCATTAGAAGGTAGTGCCAAAAACTTATCAAAAAATGAAGCAAAAATGTGGGTAGATCATAACAAATGGTTATACTCTATGTCAGGGTTGTTAATATTTCACCCTGTTATAGTCAAAATGAACTTCAAATGACCATTAATGGTCATATTATTTTTATTTTTTCTTATTAGTCATGGTTAGGAACAAAAAATGCGAAGATGGCTACTAATAATACTTGGACTAACTTAAACAATGACGGTAGAAGATTAGAAAGAATCATTAAACTATGTGAAACTAATATTTCAAAGGCTATGGGTGACAATCCATCACAAACTGACCATGATCTAGTGTTAGCATACATAGATAGATTAGTAAAGGCAACTACACAAAAGAGCCATGTGGTAGATTTGGTATTAGGTATTTCACATCTAAGGAAGGTTGCAGAGAAGCAACTAGATCAGCCAAAGGTAATGCTTAGATGAAAAATCCTACATTTCAAGAAGATGTTAATACATTAAGATCCCTACTACCAACAAACGACAAAGAGATTTCAGTAGATTTCCCACAGTATAGAGGTATGACATTCAAAGAGTTTTGGGAGGCACTACCAAGAAAATTAGAATATTTTGACTATGAGGAAGATATAATTAAAACACTAGAAAGCAAAAAGAAAATCTGGATTAAAAAAGCAACCGGGCTTGGGGTATCAGAGATATTCTGTCGTTTCATAGCTTGGAACTGTCTTAAAGATGATGTATGGAAGAATAATCAAGTAGATGTATCAGCAGTAATTATTACAGGTGCAAGTCAAGATTTAACTAACAAGATTATCGGTAGAATTAAGAATCTATTTGATTTAGAATTTAAGACAAAAGAATCACTTGTAATATTAAACGGTTGTAGGATAGAGGCATTTCCAACAATGAATCTATCACCAAGTAGGGGGTTAAATCCATTCTTAGTGCTGTTAGATGAGTGTGATTTCTTTCCATCACGTTACCAAGATGAAGCAAGGACAGTAGCAGAGAGGTATATTCCAAAGACTAATCCATATATCGCTATGGTGTCCACACCTAATCTACCTGGTGGCTTGTTTCAGCGTATGGAGGAAGAATATGAATTGTTAAGTGATAAGGATAAAGAGGATTTCTATGTAATGAAACATCTTGACTATACGGTAGGGTTAAACAAGGTATTTGATCCTGAAAATATTAGAGTAGCTAAACTAAGCCCTAGTTTTGGTAGAGAATATCAACTCATGTATGGAATGGGTATAGGTGATGTGTATGAAAAACTTGACGGAATTATAGAAGAATATGACCTAAATATCATAGGTGGTAGAAGTGGTGTATATGGAGATCCTGCATTTGGCTCATCAAACTTTGGGGTATTGGGAGCAGAGATAAGAGATGGCACACTCTACGTCACCGAAGCCAATGAATACCCAAGACCAAGTCCATCTGCTATGCTTGATGTTATGGAAGATATGGCACACAGATACAACTCTAACTGCAAAATCGATTCAGCTCATCCAGGATTTATTAGAGACCTTGAAGAAAGAGGAATACCAGCTCTTCCGATCAACTTTGGATTACAAATTAGGGATCACGAATCTGCAAACGTTCAAAGCCTAAGAAGCAAGATGGCTATCAATTCAGCCCAGATGGTCAAGATGGGTAAGGTAAGAATACACCCTAGTCACACCAAACTAATTGCACAGTTAAGATCAGCACAATTTGATAAACGAGGTGGTATAGACAAATCTGAATTAAACTTTGATATTGGTGATTGTTTTATCATGGCGTGTTGGGATCTCAAAGAGTTTGATTATGGTCACTATGATATTATGTCAGATAGATTAGTCAAACAAGACGACACCGATAAACCTAAAAGTAAGGGTGGTATTTCAATTAATACAGAGGTAATAGAATGAATGATCCAAGACTAGAAGAATTTATTGTCAAGGCAACAGGCAAGACAATAGGCAGGTGTTCAAAGGTAGAATTATCAACTATGTTTTTTAATTCGTATGCTGAAATTGTCAAATATCATAAGCAATTAACTCAAGGTTATGAAATATACAAAGAACAAGAGGGGATAATTGATAAGATTAAAGAGGAGATCAAAGACCTAGACACCATACCAACATCAGTAATTACTACCATTATTGAAGCAAAGCCAAAGGAAAAAGTTGACTAAGGATTATCATGTTTGTCCACAATGCTTTGAGTTTAGAGGTAAAAAATACATTCGTGATGGGTGGGTGTTAGAGTTTGAATAAGAATCCAAAGACACAAGAGGAATTAATGCTATTATACATTAAGTCAGTACACACATTATTAGACGCAGTTAGAGAAAAAGAAAAAAAGTTAAAGAAAGCAAAGGATAATGATCCAGTAACGGTAATGCACTACACAACAAGAATGGTGCAAGATTGGTTTAGAAGCAAAGGAAACCTACCAATACCTGATTAATTTATTCTATTATATATAAGAGATTTAACAAATTACATTATGATCCCATTATTATTGAATCTAGGTATTACTTCTGTTGATAATTGTGGTAGTGAATAATTGGCATACGGACTTTATCTTTTAATGGATCAGCCTAAATGGTTTAGAGGAGATTTTAGTGCCACAAATAAATTAACTGGCACAATTTATTCAGATCAAAAATTTACAAGAGAAGCAAATTTAACAGGATATACGATTACAATTAGATTAACCAAGAATCATAGATGGGGAGATTATTTTAACAAGACAGGAAGTATTGTATCTGCAACAGGTGGAACATTTGAATATGCAGTAGCAGAGAATGAGATACCACCACCAGGATTATACAATGTCAAGATTGAATTATCTAAATCAGGAGCAAGAGAATCAACATTAAATAGACAGGAATTAATGGTAGTTGAAGGTGCAACAGCATGATTGACGCAATAGGTAATCCAATCAATTACGATATTCAGGAAAATATTATACAAGAATCCAAAGTGCCATTAGCTAAAATAGTCAGATCAGATTATCAACGTGAACAACCAATACAAGTCACCTTTGAACAGTTGATTAAATATCACGACAGGACACCACAATTACAAATAGCAGTATCATCTTATTCAGAATTAATTACTGGCACAGAAATGAATGTTACCTGCAAGTCAGAAAAAGCAACAGAAACATTAAACGATTGGATAAGAAATGCAGATTTTTATGATAAGTTTGAAAACATGGTCACTACCTGTTTAATCACAGGTAATAGTATCTTAGAGAAATTAGATGAGAATGACATACAAGATGTTGAGGAAGTAGATATGCAAACCATCATATCCAAGAAAAGAAATGAGTTTGGTGAACTACAATATTATGAACATAGAACAAATCATGGACAAACAGCCAAATTAGGTGAAGGAAAGCTAGGCAAATTTATCGAATTTAACTTAACAAACTATTCTAAACAAGCTTGGGGTAAGTCATTATTTTATTCACTAGCCATACCAAGAACAATAGGAAACAGAACAACAGCACCATTAATAGAAATCATGTGGGGTGTCGAAGACGCTATGTCAGCAATTATCTTAAACAATGCTTATCCAATTACAACAATAACATATCCAGGAGCAAGTGATCCATACTTAGAAAAAGAGGCAGTTAGGTGGCAAAAGTATAAGCCAGGTGATAAACGTGTCCAGAAGATAAAGCCTGAAATAGAATTTTTTGAAACATCAGGTAACAGTAAGTACACAGATTATATCGCACACTTAGAGAAAACCTTTGAGCTTGGCACACAATTCCCACACGACATAATGACAGGTGACTTTACAAGTCGTGCAAGTTCTGAAACAACAGATAACATTGTAATGAAAAGGGTTAGGGGTTATCAGAGATATTTGGCTAACAAACTAAAGGTGGAACTATTTGACAACATACTAATTCAGAACGGTTATGATCCAGAAGTGGAAGAATGTGATGTTACATTTACATCACAGAATGTCATAGAGTTAGAAGTGGCACAGATTAAGGATCTTACTACACAGGGTATTATGACCAAAGGTGAATCAAGAGAATGGCTAAGATCCAACACAGGAATGGAATTACCTGATGATAAAGAGATTCAAGCTAACCAAGACGTACAATCAACAGTAGCCAAGAACGCACAGGACATAAAACAAGAGAAATTTATCCAAGAAAATATGAAGCAAATATCACAAGTAAAAGCAAAGCCAAAAGTAACGTGTAAGATGTGCAAGGAAGGACAACACGCATTATGCACCAAACGTAGATGTGAATGTCAATGACAGAATTTGACGATTTGACTAAAAGGATCTTGGATAAATTAGATGGTTTTGAAGATAAAATAGAAAGCTTGTGTGAAAGATTAATGAAAGTCGAGTATGAACTTAACACTCACTTTAAAGAAATAGAGGATAAACAATCAAACAAAGATAGGAAGTTTTACATCATCATAGCAGGTATGGGTATTACATTTACTATGGTAGAAATCTTGCAGAATATTATTTAATAGGCTTTAAATAGGTAATAACTAGCATTATAATATAGCCGTCATGGGATATCTTGAGTTGTGGATTCTAGATACCTGAAAAAGATACCCATCTTAGGCTACCACCAAGACGCATTTCGCGAGAGTGCCATAGGTATTTCCTATCATTGAGGTGGTATTTTTACTTAATTTTTGTTGACCTTATGGGTTTATATAGCCCTTTTTTGCTTATAAAGATATGAGTACAGAACAAGAAATACAATTTGATTATCAATGCAAATTGTGTAAAGAATTATTCATTGGTGAAATGCCTAATGAACATATAAAAAAACACAACTTTTGGAGCAAGTCGTCACAAAGTTGTCATAGATGTGGTAGAGAAACACATAACGTGTATCACGATAAGCCTGTATGTGTCTATTGGTGTGCAGA